CAACCTGTAGAAGTAAGAAAGCGTAGCAGTATAGGTTTTAAAATTTTGTACATGACATTGTGTTGCTTTACAAACATACTATAGACGTTAAATTGAAATAGGTCATCTACAGGGCTGTTTAATCCCCATCGCAAAGCTAAACAGCCTTTTTTACCTTCTAGGCTTTATCTCTGCAACGGCAAGTTCTACTTCCTTAAGCCTATGAAAAATTTCTTTCATATCGTCACTCATATCATCTATTTTTGTAGTAAGCAATTCTATAGCTGTTGTATTTCTTACTAAGTCATCCCTTGATTGTCTACCTCTATAAGATATAGAACCTACTGATACAAAACAAGCCGTAAGCAATGCACCACCTGTAGCTGCTATGACCTCTATCACTTTTCTTAGCCTTTATCTAAAGCTATTATAGGTTAAAAACCCATGTCAGAGCAAAAATCTAAAAATCCTCTACAAAAACTAAAAGAAAAATTTGATGATAAAGAAGAACAATTTGAATTTATTTCAGTAGCAGTAAGACTGTTAGTAGTTTTTTGGAGTGGCCTTCTGGTTACAAGCAATTACTTGCCTAAGATCCCTGGTCTTACTACAGGAGAAAAGCAAGATATTACATTTCCCGCCAGTTTGTTAGCTTCAAGTCTTAGCAGTTTTGGTTTAGAAGGGGCTAAAAAACGCAAAGAAAACCAAGAGAAACCTAAAGAAGTTGCACAAAGTGATAATTCATACCAAACTATAAGGGTAGAAACACCTATAAAAATAATTGGTGCTACTGTGGTTGACCCCTCTACAAAAAAATGAAACGATTTCTACCTTTACTGCTGTTAGCAGTTACACCTGCTTGTTATGCAGATTTATCTCATAGTATTACGGCTTCTACAAAACTTACTGTAGGAGGGGCAAGTACAACTTCTTCAAGACTAGGTAATAGCTATAGCATTAGCGGTTCTGGAGTGGATACAAGTTACACTACCGCAGCAGGTCAAACAGTTAGTGATGGATTAGGATCATTAAATGTCTCAAGTGGTGTAGCTACTGCACCAGCTATTACAGTTACTCAAAAAACAGCAGGTAATAGCTTTACATTTAGTCAGTCATATAATCAAGCTGATGCGATACCAGGTAGTGCTGTAACAACTGGTACTAATCCTAATTTTTCTGATAATGTTACAAGTATTGCTGGCGGTACAGCAGGGGATTTAGCAGGCACGATAACCTCAGCAGGGTCAATAACACTAACACCAGGTGGACATAATACTGAGGCACTTGGTCAAATAACCTCTACATTGGTAGTTGATTAGCAATAACTATGTATAGGTTTATATTGCTGCTAAGTTTTTTTAGCGTACCTGTATATGCTCAAAGTGTAATTCCTAATTTTCAACAAGGGGTCTTAACACAAAGATCAGAAACTAAATCAACAACAGTTGAGGACATAAAAAGTTTTGATATACGCAATGGTTACCAGTTAACAATAGGAGGCGAAAATGTAAAAAGTTCTACAGGTAATTTAGCCCCTGCTGGTTGGACAAAACTAGATACAACAGTACAAGGTGTAGGTACTACATATGTCTCCCCAAATTTAGATAATAAGCCTACGTTTTCTATTGTAAATGAGGGGCAGAGCTTTCAATATTTTGAGACTTTAGAAACACCAGGTATTACTAATTACACGCATATACAGCGCACTACGCAAATAGAAAATGTAACTGATACGCTATCCACCTTTAGTCAATGAAAAGATATTTATGTTTACTGCTTTTACTTAATAACCCTGTTTTTGCTAATTCTGTTAATACTACCTCAAATTCCAGTGGTAGTGTAGTCAACCAGGCGGTGCAAGTGGTTCCCTCTAGGCAGTTTCAGTATCAAATGAACACTATTACTTGTCAGGGTGCAACATTAAATATTTCTCCATTTGTTTCTACTACATATGGCTTTGCAACACCTTACGAATCGCATTTTGATAGGCCAGTATATTCAAGGCGTGATATAGAAGGAAACTTTGATGACGAAAATAAACCTATAGGAGATGGTGATGTAGATGCTGGATATAGAGGTGAGATTCTTTACCATGAACAAGTAAGAACAGGACAAAAACAATCTAATGTATCTGTTAATGGTGGTATAACTGCTACTTTTTCTATACCACTAGATAGAACAGCTATAAAAGAATGTAGGAAGGCTATGGTTAAGCAAAATGAGTTATATGAAGCCTCACTAGCTGCAAAACGTCTTAACTTTGAAATGAGTAGAGCAAAGACTTGTATTGATAATTTAAAACAAGGTATACGATTCAAAGAGGGTACAGAGATGGCTAGAATATGTGCAGATGTAGAACTAATAACACCCCCAAACGTAGAACATACACATAAAATTAAGTAGATTTTTTAAAATATAATTTTCTAGCCTGTTCATAGTCATACATACATTCATTTGGATTATATTCTTGTGTTTTTATGCCATCAGGTGTTATATAAATAACTCTGCAACTAAATAAGGTTATAGAAGGAAAGTTTTGATAAAGCAAACTAACATAACCACCCATTTGTAAACTATGATTCTTTTTGCTGTATTTTTCTTGTGTTTTATAATCTGCAAGACAAAGCATACCAGTTTCTTTATGCTGTAAAACAACATCACAACTACCTGCTATATCTCTTTTCCTATCTATCATTCTTAGCTCATTTACTAAAGGTTTCCAAGTCTCCCACATTCTGTAATTTATAAGATGCTCTACCCAATGTGCATAATTTTTAGCATACGCTAGTGCTAGTGCTTTATCACCAGTTTCACACCATATTTGTACAGCACCATGAATAATAGTGCCTCTTTCTGCTGCTAATTCCATATTCTTACTAACAAAATCACTTGTTTTTATGACATCACTAATAGATCTTGCAACATAGCATTTACGTTTTAGATCGTAATACTTATGTGGTTCAGGATAAAACTCTACAAATGGATCTTGTACAAGAATATCTTTAATATTGTTTTTCATACATCACAGGATCAAAAGTTATTTTACCTGTAAGAACATTTTTATATTTTGGCAGTTTATGTACAGGAATTGACGAAGTTGCACCACTTTTTGTACGAATTGTGCGTTTCCATCTTCCTGATCCATTTTCTCTTTCATAACCCATAGATAAAAACCAACCACTAGGAGGATTGTCTAAATCTTCTGGTTTTATAAGACCTTTTCTAACCATGTTGCGTAATGTTCTAATGCCACTACCACTAAATAAACTATCCATTAGATTATATTCCCCATCTCATCAAACTTAACAACCTTTTGATTAGGATGTACTTTTTCTTCTTCTACAAAAACTTTATTAATTTTGTTTATTGATTCATAGTTTTTTATAGTACAACCCTTCCATGTACCTGCAAGAATACCAGCTTCTAACTGATCTCTTAACACTTGTTCACCATACTTTTCTATAAACTTTCTATATTCTGTTATCTGTTGTTTCCATGCTTGTATTGACTTACTACCTTTCTTTACTTTCCAAAAGTCATCTATAAGAGTTTGTAAGTGTAATAAGTCATCTGGTATATTCTTTTCTTGTTTTTCTTTTTTATTAATTTTTTCTTTTTGTTCTTTTCTTTCTAACTTCTTATCTTCTAATTCTTTATTATCTGTATATATATAGTCTATATTATTTGTCAAATTTACCTTTTTGTTAACTCTATCGTTATATGCATCTTCTAACAGCATATGTATAAACCCATTAGTTGTAACGTATTTTGGCTTTATAGCTGAGATCTTGTCTATTAAAGATTGATCAATAGTTGGTCGTGTCGTGGACATAGAGTGTTCCTTACATGGATATACTTTGTACAGTAATTGAACACAGATAGAACAGCAATACAACAGCACACTATATAGATTGTATTAAAACTTTACAAACGCTATATATATGTTATCGTTAGCTCATAAAGTCTACTAATGCAATGTCTTGTACATTAGCTAAACATAATAGACGTATAAAAATGCTAAGAACAGAGTTAGCAGGGATAAATGACCCCTATGAACTACTCGCAGAAGTAATAGCAGATAATGAACGATTAAGACAGTTTATAAATAACCATGATTGCCATAAGGGTAAACCATAGCTATACTAAGAAAAATATAATTAGTATTTGATGTCATCAGGTTACGT